GCCAATATCTTTGTTTCAAAGAATGTTGGCAAAAGACTATAGTTTTTATTTTCATCTTCGCCGATCACGTACCAGATTTCTTTTCTCATTTTTATTCGGGCCCTTTCGGGCCCGTCTCCGTGTTAGTCGCAGACGATTTCATATTTGGGAACTTCTTTGAGTTCAGTGCCGACTCGAACTCGCTTGCATGTTTCGGCGTTATCTGCGACAGACGCTGCGAGTGTCAACCGAACTCGAACACCATTGAAATTGCCGATTGCCTTGTACGCACGCTGTGCATATGATTCCGACACATAATCTTGCGTGATGTCGAATTCGAAACCTGCTTTTTCTGCAATCGCGATTGTTGCTGGCACGCGTCCTTCTTTGAGTGACGGCACGCTTTCCATTTCGATATGAGCCGACACTGACAATTCGACTTGGCCATTCCAGCGATACCAGACTTCGGGATCAGCGCTTGCCCAGATTTTGCCGTCAAGCTCAGCGTGCTTTGCAACAATGTTAAGCGCCGCGAATGCTACTGCGAAATCATCCTTGTGCTTCTTGATGCGTGCGATATTGTTGCGTTGATCCTTGATGGACTCATTGCGATCAGCGATGAACTTGGACACTGACACTGCTTGCTTTTTAGCCATGATGCACTCCTTAATAAGTTAACAAGTTCTGCAACAATGTTTCGCTGCAGTGATTACAGTATATATCAACCAAATATTAAAACAAGGGGATAACCTGTGGATAAGTGGCCATGGCGTGATAGTAGTGGGTATGACCACCCCCCACAGGACCCCCACCCCATGCCCACCCACCCCCCTGCTTATACATCCACACAACAACATAGCCACAAAATTAAATCCAGCCACCCCTTGCGTCACTTTCCAAACCTGCTATATTCCGCCACATGAACAGCTTTGGTGTATAATAAGTGCACTTGTAAGGAGGTTTATATGTTAAAAAGTAGAACTTCAATATTAGGAAGAAAAGTTGGAAGCGCCAAAGTTGTCTCTGTCGCTGAAGTTTTTTCTACTCCAAAGGGAGGACTGGCTTATAAATATAATTTATTGTGCGCTTGTGGACATTCGTTTGTATTGAGTAGGGCTGCTCTGTATTTGCCCGGAGAACACTGCCCAAATTGCTATAAAAAGTCTAAGGTGCCTAGCCTAAGTAATCATCCAATCTTTAAGATTTGGGAGTCTATGGTTCGTAGGTGCTATTCTCCTAGCCACAGCATGTACCACTTATACGGCGGACGTGGGGTTACTATTTGTCCTGAATGGCTAGGCGGCTCTGCCGGCAAAAAGACTAGCGTTGAAGGTTTCTCTACTTTTCTATCTTATATTGGGGAACGACCAAGCCCTCGACACACAATTGATCGAGTAGACAATTCCCGTGGCTATGAGCCGGGCAATGTTAGATGGGCGACTTTTGCTGAGCAGGCGAAGAATAGGCGTAGTACTGTGCTGGTTAGTATGGGCGGAGAAACATACCCATTCGCTACTCTGCTACGCAAATTGAATGTAAATAGTGGACACGCCTATAAAACTATGAAAGCAAAAAGTATTAGTCATCAAGAATTCATTGATGGTATATTGGCTACACATAAGGAGAGCTTATGAGCGTCAGTCTTTTAAACGCAGATCAGCTGCTGCGTGAACTTGCGCTTGCCATAGCTAGGAACCAAGTGGGGGCACAGCGTCCGACCCACGAAGTTATCGCAGGCGAAGGAATCACACCAGCTGAATACCAACTTATCTCGGCCAATCCGCAATTTCAGCGGTACGTGGATACGTATTGCAACGACTTGCGCGAATCGGGTTTCTCATTTGCCGCCAAAGCAAAGATTCTTGCTGAGGACTTACTAGCTACAAGCTACCATATGGCAAGGGACCCCGATGTTCCAGCCGCTGTGCGGGCGAAAATCCACGAAAATTTCGTCGAATGGGCCGATTTGAAGCCGAAAAAGGACGTGCAACAGCTTGCCGGACCCGGTTTTTCGATCACAATTAACATCCCCAGCACTGCCGAAAAGGGCCCGGAAACCATCGTTTTTGAGGCTCAAACCCCCGAAAATACCCCCCAAATTGCTCAAAAAACGCCAATTTTGGGCTTTTCCGAGGACGAAAACTATGAATATGCGGGGGAGGACTACTACGAATGAGCCAGAACGGGATCAATTACACCCCACCGAGGTCCCTAGTGGGGTTCTTAACCTCAGAAGCGTTCGTCTCACTCGTCTCGGGGCCAGTCGGAAGCGGCAAATCCTCTGCTGCCATGATGAAAATCGCGTACCACGCGAAGAAAATGAGGAAGGGACGGGATGGAGTCCGTCGTAGCCGTGCAGTGGTGGTGCGAAATACCAATCAGATGCTTACCGATGCGACAATTCCGACCTTTATGACATGGTTTCCGGAAGGTGTGGCGGGCAGTTATGCGCGTACTGACAAAAGATTCTTTCTGCGCTTTGACGATGTCGAGTGCGAAGTCCTCTTTAGGGGGTTGGATGATGCCAATGATGTACGGCGCCTGCTCTCCCTTGAGTGCTCCTTCGGTATTCTCGACGAGTACCGCGAAATTCACCCCGACATATTTAACGCCTTGCAAGGTCGAGTGGGTCGATACCCCTCCGTGGCGAATGGCGGCTGTGTAGACGACAACGGCAAACCCAACCACCACATCTGGGGGGCGACCAACGCCCCGGACGCCGACACGTTCTGGGAAGAGTACATGTCCGAGCCGCCCAGCACCGCCGAGATATTCATGCAACCCAGCGCCTTGTCCGCTGAGTGCGACTGGACGGACAATCTGATCGACGGGTACTACGAGACGCTGGCCGAAGGCAAGACCGAGGACTGGGTGGATGTCTACATCCACAACAAATTTGGTCGATCGCTCTCGGGCACGCCGGTGTATCAGAGGTCGTTCACTGCAGACTTCCACGTAGCCAAAGACCCGCTTAAGGCGATCAACTCGTCCGACTATCCGCTCATCATCGGGATTGACTTTGGCCGCACGCCGGCAGCGGTTTTCAAGCAGCGGGACCCGCGTGGTCGCATACTGACGCTTGCCGAGATTACCTCGGAGAACATGGGCATCGAGACGTTCATCAGAACCAAGCTCACTCCCTTCGTGGCCAACCACTACCCCGGCTTTAACATGGTCTGCGCACCCGACCCTGCAGGGTATGCCAAGCAACAGTTGAACGAGATGACGTTGGTCGATGCGTTGAAAGCCGCTGGATTCAAATGCGTCAAGCCGCCGAGCAACAAACCCGAGCTCAGGATTCAGGCGGTGGAACGCTTGCTCTCTCAGCACTTGGAAGGCAAGGCGATGTATCTGATCGACCCGAGTTGTCAAATGCTTATTAAGGGATTCCGATCGGGCTACAGGTACAAGTTGAAGAAAAACGGTGAGCTCGAAGATTCCCCGGACAAGAACGAGTATTCCCACATCCACGACGCCAACCAGTATGCCGACAGCGTGATCGACATGAACGTGCGCGGGGTGGCGCTCACGCAGGCGAGAAAAGAAGTCAAGCGCGTATCCTACGTGTATACTTGACAACCACTAGCCCGGGTGGTACATAGGGGCATCTTATCGGGGGCGTCATGTCACTGTACTACCCATCCATTACTGAAGACCGGTCAACAGAGCCCTTTGGCTTGCAGGTGGCGCGAAACACCATCCAAGGGCATCGGGTGCTTCACATTTTTGGGTACAACCCAGACGTAGACTCGGGTGCGCAAGAGACTGTGTGGACTTATGGTGGGTTGTATCAGCACGCTCCGAGCCCGACAATAATGACGGTTTCGTCGTCTTCGACAGATGATGCAGCAGCTGGCACTGGGGCTCGCACAATATACATCACTGGTATTAACGGCACTGGCTTGGAAGTAAGTGAGATCGTTACACTGAACGGCCAGACTGCGGTAAACACCACCCACTCATATACCGAGATTAACTACATACAAGTCCTGACCGCTGGTAGCAATGGAGCTAACGCAGGTTCTCTGTATGTGGGCACTGGTACTGTGACTCTGGGTGCTCCGGCTAATGTCTATGGACATGTCATGGCGGGGGAAAACCAGTCGCTGATCGGCCACTGGACAGTGCCAACAGACCACACAGGCTATCTTGTCAAAGGCAGCATAAGTTCTGGCACGCCGGGCAACAACCAGTATGTAACGGGGCGTCTGAAACTGCGCACAAGTGATGGCATCAAACGCACGGCGGCGATCATCACATTCGCGACAGGCACGGTGCCCTTCGACTTTGACTACCCGGTGCAGATTCCCGGGGGAGCTTGCGTTACCGCTGATGTCGAGACGAACAAAACGGACGACAAAGTCAGTAGTTATTTTCAGTTGGTGCTCATCAAAGGTCCTGCTGACCCGAGCCCGACATCACCGAAGGTGTAAAGATGAACGGTTTAGCCCTGATGCCCGTGGCGCGAGTCGCCGACATGGAAGCTGAGACACAGCGTGAAGCGAATGCTCAGAACGCGCAGCCAGTCATACAGGGCTTAGCTGGCCATGTGAACAAACGCTGGCAGGTCGCCCGTCTGGCCAAGCGAGAACTTGAGGAACGCATGTTGAAATGCCTGCGCCGGCGCAATGGGGAGTATGACCCTGAGAAGCTGGCAGAGATACAGGCTCAGGGTGGCTCAGAAATCTTCATTCAACTCACCTCAGTCAAGTGCCGCGCGGCGACTAGTTGGCTTCGTGACACACTGCTAGGCACAGGGGCAGACCGCCCTTGGAGCATCGAGCCAACACCCATCCCAGACCTTCCTCCCAATATCCT